CAAGGACGAGCTAGACCCAACCCAATTAGAGTTCATCAACCTCCCGGCCAAAGGCCGCTACCAGCTTGAAGGGCCGGCCGGCTCAGGAAAAACCAACCTGCTTCTTCTTCGGGCGCAGTTTGTCGCCGGACAAGGGGACAAGAATGTACTAGTAGTGACTTACACGAAGTCATTGAGCCGCTTCCTGCGAAGCGGCCTTGTGGCAACAGGTCTAATTGAACCTGACCAGGTCCGCACCTTTCATTCTTGGGCAAGGAAACACGTTAAGCTGTACCTCAACAAAGATATCGTTGATGGAGGAGACTTTGATGATTCCGCCCGCAAGGAAACCATTGAACTCCTCAGAGAAGCGAATAAAAAGATTCCAACCAAAAAGTTGATTAGCTCCGTTTTTATTGATGAGGCTCAAGACCTAACTACCGAAGAAATTGACTGCTTGGCGGAAATCTCTGAGAACATCTGTGTTTGTGGCGACATCAAGCAAAGCATCTATCATCAAAATGGCCTAGATGGAGCGGGGGCGCTGGGCCTCAAGAAGTATTCTCTATCCAGTCACTACAGAATTGGACATCGAATCGCAAGAGTTGCCGACCGACTCATCGTGCCTCCTTCGCCAGCGGAGTCGCTCGAAGCGACGTCCAACTATGAAGAGAAAAAACTGGGTAAGTCGTCTGCTGAACTCCATCGTCTCCCTGATAGAGATGCGCAATTCGAAAAGATGCTGGAAATACTCAACATCCAAGTCTCGGCCTATGCGGGCGACCGAATTGGCATCTTGTGCGGGAAGAGAGTCACCGCTGAAGAAGTCTTCGCGCGACTGACGGCCTCCGGGCTGGGCGCCACGTCCTGTAGCCACCTGCTAGATGGAACGGACTTCTCGACTGACGCACAAATACATGTGATGACGATGCACTCGTCGAAAGGCGTGGAATTCAGGGCAGTTCATATGTTCGGCATCGAAGAGCTGAGGTACGGACACTTGAACAACCCAACGCTTTCATATACAGCAGTAACCCGCGCCAAAACCGCTCTGAACGCGTACACTTCAGGAAAGACAAACCCAGAGCTTGAACAGGCCTTCGCGGAGAACAAGCCTTTTGACATTGATGCACTATTCCCAGGCGCGCACTGAATGAACACTCCAAAATTTGTCTGGTATCAACTTGGCAGGGATGAAATTCCTGATTCAATTCTTGGCCCCGGTGCTTATCAGGGCAAGAGACAGGATAGCGCCCCGCTAATGGATAGAGGTCCTGACAGGATAGCAAGCGCAGGGTTTGCATGGGACTCACTAGATGGCCCAGAAAGCCAAGCCCCAACTGCCTTCGTTATTGACGCCAAAAGCGCGGCCGAAACACTTTCTTGGCTTCGAGTTTTCGCCCGCGATACATTTCCGCTAAGTCAGTTTGGTCGGGTGCTATCCTCTGACGACTGGGAAATGATTTCCACTCAGGATAGCCCGTCCCACTCCTTTCGAGATGACCGCTGGGCCAGCGTTGTGCTAGGGGAGCTCCTTGCCCAGAGCGAGCAGGATATCAGCCTGGAAAATATTTCACTGTCGCGCGTGCAAGCGTGCTTTTCCATAGCAATCGCACGAGCTCACAAGTTCTATGACTCACGCAAATTAACGCGCACTTCCACTGAGCGTCTAAGGTCAATCGAGTCAGATCCGCGCTTTCTGAGGCGCAGCATAAGCGTCGACGCACTGGTTCCGATATGGTCAATTGCGTCAACAAATATTGGGCGTTCACCTGATGTCTGGGAACTGGCAGAGTTCATTGCAACTGCTGCTCGCGCCTACGAGTCACCGAGTGACCCAGCAGCGAGAGAGATCGACCCGCTTCCGCAGGCACTTAGTAGCGAGTCAATTGAAGAGCGCGTTGTAGCATTTCAAAAAGTAGCGCTGTCTGCTTCTGACGCAAGCATCAGCTCACCGAGCAGCGCATCTCGGTGCGCAGCCACTATCGCAGCTGCAGCGTTCCTTGTTGGTCGAGGAACGAGTCACGCATTCCTAATTAAAAAGTACAGCAAGCTTGCTCCTCTCGCCAATGTATGGTTCGGGCTTATCGCTGGTTTGGCTGGACGGGACCGCTGGGACCCCACGTGGACCAAAGCTTTGAAAGGTGTCGAGAAGCACGTTAGGGCTTCCTTTTCATGGTCGGACCCCCCTCTTTCCGACGTATCCTGGATTGAGTACAACTGGGTCACAAATGCAATCCGAGGACCTCAAGCGCTTCAAGGCATACCACGGCAGGTGCAAACGTCGCTTTCAATTGAAATATTTCCGGGCGTATCGTGCCAGATGCGGCTGCACACGGATGACAGTCGAAAGCAGTCCAAGGCACCCTCTCAATCGACAGCTCCTCAGTCCGCTGATCCTGGAGCCTCTCTAGAACTTTTCAATGTAATTGACCAGCTGAATAAGTATGCCGAGAGGGCGAAGAAGATTCTCCAAGCGCAGCGCTCTTATAGTGACGACCTGTTTGTTGAGTCAGGAGCTTCGAAAGGAAAGAAGGCTAGCAAGAGGACCAAGAGCTAGCCGCTCGAGATTCCAAGCCAAATAGGTCAGGGGAGGGCCTGCTCCCCTGAGTTATTCGATAGCGAGGATCCCGGCCAACTTCCAGCTTGAGCGACGGCGTCCCCAGACAGACGCGCCGGATACCCGCTACAAATTCGATCAACGGCAGGGGATTGAACATGTAGGCGAGGTCAGTTCGCCGCGTCATCCATGGCGAACGGAGCCGTCGCACTGATCTTCAGTGGTGCTCCGTGAGGCAAGACATCCAATTCTTCGTTTTCGCGCCGTCCCGTTCCCTAAAAGAGCAACGACGCACTTTCCCCGCAGCGATCTTTGAGGCTAGTAGGGCGCAGCACGATCATTGACGCGCGGGATGAAGATCACCCATGTCCAAGTCACAAGCCCCTATATGCGGCTGTGTTACTATTTCGCATAATGTATAGACCGTGCGCGTTATCGAAGCCCGGCACTGCGGCCTCAGCCTTTTGGGGCAGGGCGAAGCCAACAGCCAGGCACAGCGCCATCGCTGTCGCAGCCAGCTTCCGCCACACGGCCTTTTCCTCACGGCTGATTGCGCGAGCTTCTCCGATTACGCCCAGGACGCGAGCCAGAGGCACCCCTGTTAGGCCTGCCAAGGTTGCGCAAACAACCGCATCCGGATGGGAAACGCCCTTTCGGTAGTTGCTTATCGCAGATGGGCGCACTCCGAGACGCGGCGCTAAGTCCTTGTCGTAGCTCACTCCGCATGCCTCCTTGGCTTGGTCAAGCAAAGAATTGACGTCCATTTGATCCAAGGCCCTTGATTTTTGGAATCCAAGGGTATTGAATCACGTCCGCGATCCAAGGGCCTTGGATTGCCCCGGCAGCCGCCCCCCAAGAGCGTTGCCGGGTTTTCTTGGGTCTTGGGAAGGGGAAACGCGGAATGGATCACCCGCTCGTCATCATCATCGGACTGTCCGCCCTGGTCGCGGCGGTCGGAATCGTGCGCATCGGCTCGTGGCTGAAAGCCCGTCACGAAAGCGCCATCATCAAGGCGGTGGAGCAGGGCGCATACGTTGCCCAAGCTCGCGCCGACTTGGTCGCCTCTGGCTGGACACCCAGCGATGAAGCGCTCTACCAAGCAGAACTCGCCGCCACCAAGCGCGGCGACTTCATCGCAGCAGCACTGCTTGCGGAGCACCAGGCGCGTCGGCATCAGGTCATTGCCGGGGGTGAGCCGTGCTGATCTGTGACCTTTCCGCCGTTGACGACCTTACCGGCTTCATGCTCTTCACGATGGTCGTTGTTTCCGCGCTCTTGGTGGCAGCATTCATCAGCCTCCACATCGAGTACGCGTGCAAGAAACTCTGGGCTTGGTGGGGTCGTCGCCATGTCCGCTAATTGCGCTCCGCACCCTCTTGGCCTCCAGTTCTGCACTCTCGCCTATCAGCACTCCGAGCAGTGTGCAGCCCGCGTTCAACGCGCTGACGATGCGATGGAGCTTGTTCACCAGGCACTGGAAACGGTGTTTGCGTTGAAGCGCAATCGCGTCGCTCGGTTCGATCAGATGGACCTCTTTTCGCCCGGCGCCGACGACGACCTGATCGCCTTCTGGTGGGGCGTCCACCGTGCTTGCGGTGTGGAGTTCCGCCGTCACCTCAACATCTTCTGGACCAGGTGCCCGCACAAGTCGTCGCATGGACGGGGCAATGGGCCATGAGCAGTCACTTCCCGAACAGCCCGTGCTACCAGTGCGGGGGGAATCTGGAGACCCTGCAGGCGACGGATGCGACGCTGCGCTGCTGCACCAGGTGCGGAGTATTGACCTCCAAGCGCAGGGATATGCCGAGCTTCTACAGCGCGTTCCCTGGCAACAGTTCTGGACGCTCACGTTCAAGCTCAGCAAGAGCAGCCGTACCGGCGGCATGCACGAGGAAGCGGCTGATAAAGCGTTCCGCTACTTCGTCAGTTGCCTCAACCGCAGCATCTACGGCCCCAAGTGGGCTACGCGCTGGCACGGCGGGATCCAGTGGGCGCGAGGCCAAGAATTTCACCGCGACGGCCGGCTGCACTTCCACGCCGTCGCAGCTGCACCTACCGATGACCTCAACCGCCTCGCCAGCCGCTACGAGTGGCACGAATGGTGGTACCGGGAGTTCGGTCGTAATCGCATCGAAGCGCCGCGCAGCCAGGCGGATATCACCGGCTACGTAAGCAAGTACGTCACAAAAGGCGGTGTGGTCGACTTCTCGCGGAACTTCGGGGCTTGGAACCCGCCGCCAATCGACTACACCCGCCGCCCCGAGCAAGACGCCTTGATCGCAGGCGACAGCAACACGCGATCCGACAGTCCAGGGCGTCACCTGGTCACCGGGCGGACTGATGCAAGCATCGCGCAACGGGTCAACAAGCGGTCCACCACGTCTCCCTGCGGGGGGGTAGGGGGGGAACTTAGCTTGACCCCACAGTACCGCCCGAAATTTGCCGAAGACGAAACGACGAAACCACACGCAGACCCTAACGAGGAAACGAAATGAACGCTCCGAAGATCACCATCAACAGCCCCGTCGAAACCCGCTACGTCACCACCAAGACCGGTATGCAGAAGCCGGTTTACTCCCAGCGCGCAACGCTGGAAACCGAAGCCATGCGTATCCAGGTCGAGGTTGAAGTTGACGGCCCCGATAAGGGCTACACCGTTGGTGCCGTCAAGGAATGGGATCTGGTCACCGACCTGGTGCCGGGCCGCTTCGGCGTCGAGCTGGCACGCCGCATGACGCTGGTCGATCCGGTCGGTGCAAAGCCGCAGCCGGCCAGCAAGGCCGCCTAACCAATGTCCGATCCGGCACCGCTCTACGTCGTTGGTTGTGCTGCTGAGAACGTGCAGCAGGACGGGACGTGTTCGGTGCCGGTTTGGATGCCATACCACCAGCCAGTTCTTCCACCCCTGGACTTGGCTGATGGAACCCTTGTCGCATTCGCCATCGTTGGCCTGTGGGCAGTCGGGTTGAAAGCGCGCCTCGTATTCCGCGCGGCGCGTCTCGGGGTCTACTGACAGAGAGAGAAAGCAATGAAGCACGTCAACGCACTGCGCAAGTTCGGCCGTACCGCTATCGGCAAGGTCACCGCCGGTTCCGCCGCCCTGATGGCATCCGGCGCGGCCCTGGCATCCGGCAGCGCCTCCCCGGGTGCCGCCATCGTCGGCGAGCTGTCCGGCGGCAAGGCTGACATGACGCTGATTTTCGGCGCCATCGCCATCTTCATCGGTCTGCTGGTCGTGTGGGCCTACACCAAGCGGGCCGCGAAGTAACTGATGTGGTTGTGGGCAGGGGGCGCGCGGAAACGTTCGCCCCCTTTTTCATGAGCGAAAGGAGGGTATATGGGGTATTTCATCATCATCGGTATTTGCGGTGCCGCATGGCTTGCGTTTGAGGGCGTGTGATGAAATGGCTTGCACGCGCGTTTGCGTCCGCTGTTGTTAGGCGCTGCGCTTACATTCTGGTGGCGCTATGTCTCGGTTACTGTGGCATTGGCCAGTCCAGGGCAGAGGACAAGGATTGCCGTTTCGAGAATGCTCGATGCACTCCCGGCGAGGCTCAGCAGCAGTGCAATGCGGCTTCGATTGCCCCCAACACGAGCATTCCCGGAGGCGTCACACGCCGTGATTGCCGGTTTGAGTCCGTAGGCTCAGTCAATGAAGGGCGCATCCACCTCTATTACTGGGGCAAGAATTCTGCCGGATCAGAGGTAGGCGCCTTCATCGTGGGTCCTTGGTACTGGCGCAACTCTTGCGCGGCTCAGGCGAGCAAGACAACCGCATTTTTCCCGCCTTCTGGATCCGTCCGCTGCATCGACGCGTGCGAAGTCACGTATCGGCCTAATGCTGACGACACCAGCACCTACAGCCCAACAGGAAAGGTTTGCGATAAGAAGCCGGATTGCGCTGCCCAGGGCAGGAACATGGTGTGGAACGCCATGCTCGGCGTGTGCCAGCCTGTTGAGCCCGAGTGTCCCCAGGGCAAGGTTAAAGTTGGCAATACCTGTTCGGATGAGAAGCCTTGTCCGGATGGCATGGCGCTTGTCGCTGGGTCCTGCAAGAAAGAGGACAATGAATGCCCCTCCGGCATGATCCGCAGTCCTCTCGGTAGCTGTATTCCCGGTGACGGCCAATGCGCGGCCGGTGAGGTTCGTGGTGCTGATGGCACGTGCAAGAAGGATAAAGACAAGGACGGCGAGCCTGACAACGATCCATCCGATCCCGAGTCGTTTTCGGGTGGTGATACCTGCAGTGCGCCACCCTCCTGTAGTGGGTCTCCGATCATGTGCGGCCAGGCGAGAATTCAGTGGCGGATCGACTGCAACACGCGTCGCAATAACAACATCAGCGGGGGCCATTGCTCTCAGTCCGGCATGCCGACATGCACTGGCGAGAAGTGCAACGCCATGGAGTACGCCGGTCTACTGATGCAATGGCGCTCGGCATGTTCTTTGGAAAAGCTGGCCGCAAAGAGCGGTGATGCCGGCACAGGTGGCACGGTCGGCGATAGCAATGGAAATGGCGTTGCCGATGTGTTGGAAGGGGTAGGGGAGGTGACCGCACCAGGTGACGGTAGCGCTGATGTTGCGGCTTCCAAGAAATGGGGCGTTGGCGTATCCACCAGCATGATCGATACCACCAACATGTTCGGTGGTGGCAGCTGCCCTCAGCTTCCTTCCTTCAGCATCATGGGCGCCACCATCAACGGTGCGGACTTCCCTTATTTCTGCCAGTTCGCCGCGATCCTTCGCGGTTTGATCTTGATCTTCTCCGCCTATTTCGCGATGCGAATTCTTATGGGAGCGGTCTTCTAATGGGCCTCATGGTTTGGGAATGGATTGCCAAGGGTGTTGTCCATCTTCTTGGCTCCCTCAAAAACGCCTTGGCAGGCATGGTCGGCAAAGTACTTGCCACCTTTGGCCTGACCACTGTCACTTTCAATTCCGTTCTGCCTGCGCTTAAGACCTTCGTGATGCAGTACGTCGTCCAGCTACCTGCCAGCATGTTGGATTTCCTCTCTTACCTGGGCGTCGGCACCGCCATGAGCATGATTCTTTCCGCTCTCACTGTTCGCCTTACGTGGAAGGTTTTCATCGTTCCCAAGGCTGTTGCTGACCAGATGCCAGGAGCGTCGTCATGATCTACTGGTTCACCGGGCAACCCGGTCATGGCAAGACCCTCCACGCCATTGAGCGCCTGCTTGAATTCAAGGATCAGGGGCGCATTGTTTACGCCTGCAACATCCGGGAGTTCGACTACGCAAAGACCGGCGTTTTGGAGATGACGCCAGAGCAATTCCGCGATTGGCCTAACTTCCTTCCCGATGGCGCTGTCGCCCTGGTCGATGAGGCTTACGAGCACGGTATGCTTCCCAAGCGCCCGCCGGGTGGCAAGGTGCCTGAGCATGTTGAGCAGTTGGCAAAGCATCGTCATCGCGGCCTGGACTTCATCTTCGTTAGCCAGTCTCCTGACAAGCAGTGCGATCAGTTCGTACATGACCTGATTGAGCGCCATGTGCATGTTCGCCGTCGCTTTGGCACCAAGTTTGTGCAGTTGCGCGAGTTCGACCGGTTTGAAGCTCAGGCCGAGAAGGCCACGCCCTTGGTCAATCGGCGCCGAACACTTCCGACACGTCCGATGGGCCTCTACAAGTCCACGGAGCTGGACACCACCGAGCGGCGCATTCCCTGGTACATCATCGCGCTGCCGCTTCTGCTGGTTGGTGCTGTAGTCATGGCGTACTACACGTTCGGCGGAATGGGAAAGCGCTTCGCTGGGAAGGATGCTCCCGCACTGGTGGTAGCGAATGGAGCACCCGCGCCGCGCGACGGAGCGTTAGCGACGGCGGGCGGCGCGGGTGCTCACTCTTCGCGCATGCCACTGAAGGAGTACGTCGACCAGTTCCTGCCGCGCATCCCGTCCCAGCCGTGGAGTGCTCCCATCTACCAGGACGCATTGAGCGTTCCCAACGAGCCGCCGCGCTTGTTCTGCATGTCGTCGCTCGGCGGTGAAAACGGCCTTGGCAAAATCGACGACCCCAGTTGCAGCTGCGTTACCGAGCAAGGCACCGTCTACGACCTGGACGACTCTACCTGTAGGTACATCGCTCGCCGGGGCCAGTACGAGCCCTATCTGCCTCGACGTGAGAACAGGTTCGTAAATTCTGAAACTCAGATGCAGCGCGCTTACGGCGAACTCAATGACATTGAGCGCGAGCGTGGTGCATCAATCAGCCGCGGCACTCGTGCAATGGGCACTTTCCCTGAGTCACCCAGCATCCAAACCGATTCGTATACAAGGGCAGGGGAGAACAGGCTATGACCAGCTCCGGACGTGAGTTGTTGAAGTGGATTGCCCTGGTGCTGATGACTGGCGATCACCTGGTTACGGTCTTCGGCCTCGGCTATGTTCCGGTGGTCACCGAGCTGGGACGCATCGCCTTCCCCCTGTTCGCCCTGGTTATGGCCTACAACCTCGCTCAGCCTGGTGTCGATGCCGGCAGGTCGGCAAAGCGCCTGGCACTCTGGGGGCTCGTGGCGTCTCCGGTTGCCTATTTGGCATTCGGCTCAGTTTTCCCGCTGAATGTCCTCCTGACCTTCGCGGTTGCGGCTGCTGCCATTGCCGCCTACGAGCGCCACCAATGGCTTCTGGTGGCCCTCTTGGCCTTCGCTGCGCCTCTGGTGCTGGACTACGCTTGGCCCGGCGTGTGGCTCGTCATGGAGGCTTGGTTCTGGTTTTCCGGCTACGGTCGACGCGTTCGCTCTGTCTTCGGCCTGTGGGATCCAATGGCAACAGCGTTCCCGGTGTGGCTGTGGGCCTGCATGGGCCTGCTGTGCTGGTACAACGGCAACGCCTGGGCGCTCCTCGCTCTGCCCGTTCTGCTGTTTGCCGAGGTTGAGTGGCCAGTCCGCAGGTCCGGTAGGTTCTTCTACGTCTACTACGTCGGCCACCTGGTCTTTCTTGCACTGATCGCATCCTCACTCACGGCATAGAACCGCTCTGCCTTGGTGCGTCACGGACTCCCATCCAGAGCCTGTCTTTTCGATAAGCCTGCCGCCCATGCACTTTGCCCCCGCAGGCCAAGGAACTACGTCGCCAGCCTCGAACTGCTTTGAGGCTGGCGCTTCCGGGCAGACGGGCTTGTGCACTTCGTGCACGGTGACGGTCTCCACAGTCCTCGCGGCCTTTAGATCTTCTGTTGCCTGCGCCAACGCTTGTCTGTTCGCCGTTAGAGCGAAGCCAGCTCCCACCAGGGCAATCGAGAGGACCCCGCATGCCACTTGCCAACCAGCCTTATCCATACGCCCCCCTTTGTCGTCCTGCGCGGATTCTAACCGGGGTGTAGGGGCAGGGCCCCTACGGGGAACGCTTCACCCGCGCGCGCGGGGCTTCGGCCCCGGTTTGGTTTCTGCTGCCATGGGTGGCTCGGCGCTGGGGCCAGCCATCCCCTTGGACAACCTTCGCTGGCGCCGGGCCATCAGGGTGGCAACATCGACCACCGTCGAATCGCTTGCGCTGCAACGGTTTCGTTGCGGCGATCCAGTAGGTTTGCCTCGGAGCTGGTCCATCATCCGCCGCCATTCCTGCGCTTGGCAGGCGGTGAGCGAAAGCCAGGCCAGATCCTCGGGCAGCAGCTCGCGGCCTTCGGGTGTAATCAGTCGGTTGCCCAGGAAAGCAAAACCGGCCCAAGGGCCGGTTAGTTCCGTGCGGTTGTATGGGTCGAATTCCATCACGCTGCTAGCTCGTCCTTG